CCCACAATATTTCCGGTGGTTTTGTTCCAGATGACTGGCTCCACATACCCAAACTCCGTCAGGGAGCGCCTTAACTTTTCGTAGTCCGTGTCCCCTGGTTGTAGGTCTTTGCGGGGGTTGTAGTCAGCTGGGGTGAGATCACTTATGGCTATTTGCTTGATGCGCATGGTTTTTCACCGCCTTTATAAGCTCACGGCTAGTAGTCCAGGTGTCTTCCCACTTGCGTGTGTAATCCCCGAAATGCCCATACGTCGAATAGCGCACATAGCCAGGTGCTCGCAGCCCAAACTGGTCGATGATCGCTGCTGGTCGAAGATTGAACACATCTCTAGCTGCAGCCGTGATGATTTCGTCGGTGTATTGGCCGGTGCCGAGCGTGTCCACGCTGAAAGCAACCGGGTCGGCTTTGCCAATCGCGTAACTAATCGCCACCTGGCACCGGGATGCAAGATCCGCATCCACCACGGTTCTCGCGATCAGCCGCGCCATATAAGCACCCGACCGGTCAACCTTAGAAGCATCTTTACCACAGAAAGCTCCACCACCATGTCCGGCCAGCCCGCCATAGGTATCAACCATAAGTTTTCGACCAGTGAGTCCAGTGTCAGCTTTAGGGCCGCCCTCCACGAACCGCCCAGAAGGATTCACCAAAATAGTCGTGTTCTCATCGACAGGAAGATACGAAGAGCAAGCTGGACCGATAATCAGCGAAGTTATTTCACGGCGCAACACCTCGAAATCCTTGGATTTATCGTGCTGGACGGAAACCACCACCGTCTCTACGGCTTGCGGTTTTCCTGCGTCGTCGTAGCGCACCGAAACTTGTGCTTTACCATCCGAAAGGATCCCAGTGATGGTTCCTTGCTTGCGCGCATCATCTAGCCGCTTACAAATCTCGTGGGCTAAAACAAGAGGCAATGGTAAACGCTCAGGAGTATCAGTGCAGGCATAACCGTAGACCGTGCCTTGATCACCAGCACCCTGAAGACAATAAGCAGACTCATCACCATGGCGAGCCTCTAAAGATGTGGTCACCCCGCCGTTAATATCGCTAGATTGACGCCTCACCCACACATACACCAAAAATCTCCACGGCTTATAGCCAGCTGCATTCAGTGCTGTGCGTACGCAATCACGCAAGTCCACACGAGCATTAGTGCTGATTTCACCAGTGACAATAATGCGTCGCCCAGTAGCCATGACCTCTACCGCGACGCGTGCGTTGCGATCAGTGTAGAGAATTTCGTCGAGAATCTGATCAGCAATTAAATCGCACAGTTTATCGGGGTGACCGATACACACTGCTTCAGCGCTGCGAACCATAGTCATAGGAATGCCCTTTCAGTAGAAAATCAAAAGAAACAAAAACTCCCCACCATGACGAGCCAAGAGTGGGGAGCGAAGAAAACGAGGAAAACCCGAGTCATGTGTGATACTGGAATACGTGGAAGACGAAACGAGTAAACCTAATCCGTCAGAACCTTCCGGCGGCAATGGTAAGGCCGTGGCCTATGGAATGATCGCCGGGATAATGACCGCCATAATCTTTCGGTTCATTATGGACGATAATGCCTTAGCGATAACTATTGGCACAGGAGTCGGAATCGCGCTAGGGGCAGGCTTCAGCGCAACAAAACGCCCCAAATAAGCTCAAAAACACTAGGACGCATCTACGAGCGTGCTTTCAACAACTGCTCCATAACCTCATCACCCGGAGCCGCACCCGAATAGTCACTAGTGCAGTTAGCCCGCACAATCTCAAAAATCTCATACCAATACACGTTTGCCTGTTTACCAAAAGACTGGGACATCGCAACGAACGGGGAAGCGATAGCAGCCCCAGTGGTCGGGTGCTTGCCGAGCAAACCGAACTTGGAAATCGCCTGCTCACACTGCACATAGCGGGCGAACGCCTGGGCGTAGGCCTCAATCAGACGCTTAGAAACAAACCTCGTGCAACCACGCTCATCCAACCACCGCCAGGTTTCTTTGTAGACAAGGTCAGCACCCAAGGGTTTGCCATCGCGCTGAACCTCCGACAGATACTCAGAAGGCTCCGGCATCACCTCACCAGCAAGCACCGCGCCATCACCAACATCTGCGCCCTCAAAATCAAAAGGGCTTGCTAGCGGATCTTCCAGGCGAGTAGCATGCAGGCCCTTAGCGAGTTTCTCATTGAGCGGGTCGGGTTTCGCGCCAGCCCTCACGCGGCGCCCACCGCGATTGGTTCCGTCTTTCGCCACGGCTATCAGCCTCCTATCTGACCTGCGGTGGCCAGAAAAAACGGCCTTCAAATATGCGCTAGGTTAATACCCTGTTTGATTCGGTCTTTTTGCGTACGGTTGGCCCCGCCCGCTGACCTTCCCCGAAGCTGTAGAGATTCGAGGCCCCCAGCCCCTAATCGAATCCTCGACTGGTCCCGTAACTTGGCGTGGGAACAAGGTCAATATTTTTAGGGTGGGGAAGTACCAGTGGTTTTTTCGCGTTTTCCAAAAAATCTAGTAGGTGTAGACCTGAAGGGTTTGCCTCCATCTGTCACCGTCTAATGCGCTCTGCCTGGAGTGGCAGGGTTTGCACAGGCTGCGCAGGTTAGAAAAGTCGTGACTGCCACCATGGTCTAAGGGTAGGACGTGGTGGACTTCCTGAACTGGGGTGGTCACTCCTTTTTCCAGGCAGTCTTCGCACAAAGGATGCTGCGCGACGTAGGCAGCACGGATGCGGCGCCAGCGCGCACCGTAACGCTTGTTGATCTTCGGGTCGCGTTGAAACCTGCGGTAGTTCTTGTCTGCCTTTTTGGCGTGGAGCTGGCAGAACCTTTCGCGGGTCAGTTCGGGACAGCCAGGCGCAGAGCAGGGACGTTTGGGTTTGCTTGGCATTCCCGTTATCTCCTGTGGTGATGGTAAAGCCCCGAGAGGATATTTTCCGCTCGGGGCTTTGACCTTTTTCTAACTAGTTACACTATATCAGGCTCGAAACGGGAATGTCGTCCGCGTTTTGTCCAAGCATCTTAGCGTCCGTACAGGAGACTGGTGAGGTGGTCGAGGGCGGTTTTGCGCCGGTTGTAGGCGGTGGAGCGTTCCACGTTTAGCCGCTCTTGCACCTCATAAATCGCATCAGTGGCGGACTCGTATCCGGAAAGGAAGCAAACTTCTAGCACGTCACGCTCCTCGTCGGTGAGCGCTTGCCATGCGGGATTGAACCAGTCCATGTAATCCTTGGCTTGCAGGTATTTGCGGGTGCGGTTATCGATCCGTTCCAAGTGGTTAAGGATTTTGTCCTCAGCCGTGGTGGGGCTGAACGCACGGCGGCTGCCATCCAAGACGGGGGAGGATAGGCTGGGCAGGTCGGATTCGATGGCTTTAAGGTCATCGGGAGTGTTATCGATGATGGTTTCCATAGTGGCGTAGTCGCGCAGGGCGTTGATAGCAGCGGCGCGGCGGTCAACGTAGCGCCAGGTGATGTCGGTTTCTTGATGCGTAACGCTCATTTGGTTTCTCCTTTCAAGGTCTGCGCTACCGCGTCGATGAGCGCCGACTGGGTCATGTTCTTCGATTCGAGTGCCCTAAGAATCTGCTGATCTATCGAATCTTTGGTCGCAATATGCGTAATAGTCACCGGTTTGGTCTGGCCTTGCCGATACAGGCGGGCGTTGGTTTGCTGGTAGAGCTCAAGGCTCCAGGTTAGGGAATACCAGATGAGGATTGAGCCTCCTTGTTGGAGGTTAAGCCCATGCCCAGCGCTGGCCGGGTGAATCAACCCGAGCGGGATTTCACCGTCATTCCAAGCCTCAATATCCGCCGATGTTTTTAACTGTCTGGCTTGCGGGAAGCGCTCACGGATGCATGCTAGATCGTGCTGCCACCAATACGCCACAAGCACGGGATTCCCATTCGCTGCTTCGATGAGGTCTTCAAGGGCATCGAGTTTGCGGCCGTGTACCACGATAGGGTCGCCTGCTTCGGTGTAGATCGCACCAGACGCTAGTTGGGTGAGCTTACCTGCCAGGACGGCAGCATTGGCCGCGTCAATCACCTCATCGCCCAGCTCGACTACCATCTCTGCCGCTAACCGGTCATATACCTTGCGCTCCTTCGGATTCATGGTCACCTCGGTGGTCGTGACAGTCAGTGGTGGGAGGGTGAGGTAGTCGCTGGTTCGCATAGACAGCGTGATATCCGAGATTGCTCGGTAGATTTCGTCTTCAGCGCCAGGTTTGGGTTTGTAGGTGAATACTTGCATTCCACTGCGCTTATCGGGCACGAACCATTTATCGCGGTAGCGGGAAATGTAGCGCCCGAGCCGCTCACCCAAATCCAACAGCCGGAACTGCGCCCATAAGTCCATCAACCCATTGCTGGCCGGAGTGCCGGTCAGGCCAATAATCCGCTTCACTTGGGGGCGGATCTTCATCAGCGCGGCGTGGCGTTTGGCGCGGTGGTTTTTGAAGGAGGAGAGTTCGTCGATGATGACCATATCCCACTGCCACTTGATACCACTACGGGTAATAAGCCAGTCGACGTTCTCCCGGTTCATCACTGTGATGTCTGCACCAGAGTTGAGCGCGACTCGGCGTTGGCGTTCGGTGCCGACAGCTACTGCCAGGCGTAGCTGGCGTAAGTGGCTCCACTTTGCTTGCTCGGCAGGCCACGTATTCCTTGCTACGCGCAGCGGCGCAATCACCAGCACTCGGTGGGCTTCAAAGGAGTCGAAGAGGAGGTGTTGTATTGCTGTCAGGGTGATGACGGTTTTGCCAAGTCCCATCTCGAGCAGTAGCGCTGCAGCCGGGTGTTCCTCAATGAAAGCCGTTGCTAGCTGTTGGTAGTTATGCGGCTTGTATTGCATGGCACACCTCCTCAACCTCATCAGGGTTATTGAGGAGGAGTGCGGTGAAGCCCAGGTGCTTCAACTGCCTGAGCCTGTGTTTTTGGATTGCGCGAACTTTACCGCCGGGTGCCTTGACTTCCACGAAGCCGACATGCCCATCAGGTAACAGCACGATTCGGTCAGGTACACCGGCGGTTCCGGGGCTGACTAGTTTCCAGCAGACCCCGCCCAGAGCCTCAACGGTTTTTACGAGTGCTTGTTCTAAATGTTGTTCTTTCATCACGTGTTGCTTTCTGCTCACGTGGTGACGCTTTCTGCCAGTCGTTTACATAACTTTTTATATATAGATATTTGTTTTTATTGCTCTTAAGAAAAGTTCTGTTATAGACCGACAGATAGTGTCACCACTTAGGGGCTAAAGGTTGAATTCGCTCTTCAGGCGTAGTC